CTTTTGTGCTTCATCATGCATTTTTTGTATAACAGATACAGCTACATGTGAATACATATCACCTGGTTTATTATCTGTTGTAGGTTTTACATTAACCAAATGAGCATGCTTTTCATCCTTAGCTAAACTAAATAGCCATTGCAAGCCATTGTTTGATCCATCTCTATAACAAATGGTATGAGATAAAAAATCTTCAAGATTACCCATTGCTACATAATGTGCATCCAATTTAGCTAGTTCCATAACTGATGATAAAAATTGGAAAGGCTCTTCTGCATCCATCCAACCTGTATTATTATATGGATCCTTACCCATAGCTACAAATTTATAATAATTATCTTTTACAAATTTAACTTTATCATCATGAGTTAATTTATCTTCACCAAACATATTAGCTATATGATGGTAAAGTTCATTCAATCCAGTTGAACCTAACCTTTTACCTTCAGCAAATGAAAGCATACCTTTAGCATTATCTGAATTAAGCTCATTTAAATAAGCTGATAATGGATATAATCTACCACGATTATCTGCTTGATATTGTTGGTAAAATACCTTTCCAACAAATGGCCTAGCCGCATTTAATACTTGTTCAGCTTCTCTTTTCTTAGCTGAAGCTCTTTCTTTAGATATTGTTTTAACTGAATTATGTTCAAAACAATTTTGATTATGTTTTAATGCCCATTCATAGACAGCAAATAATTCAGGTTTTACATAATAAGCTACTGATTGTTTTTTATTTACTGCATTTAAAACAATAGGAGTATTATTTTCATTAATTTGTGCTAATACATCTTTATTAACATTTTTAATTAATTTTATTTCTTCACCATTGTCTATTTTTACTGTACCAAATTTCCAATCAGGAGCCTTGGACAATAATGGTTTATAAGGATCTGAAACTTCAGAAAATTCTTTTACTAATTTTCTAAGATCATTTCTATTTTTACCTGCATAAACTTTATAAACAGTTTTAACCTTATTATGCTGATAATATTCCCTAATTAATTTTACAACCACCATATATAATGTGCTATATGAATTAATTATAAATACACCAAGTTTTAATGAAATTGATGCCTTTTTATTTATATTATAAAAAGCTAATATTCTATCACCAATAGCAATAGCTAATTGTGTTAGGTTTTGTCCTTCAGATACACCAGTTGCTATCATTGAATGTGATAATTGTATGGCAATATTAAAGTCAATTTTATTATTATTAATAACAGTTATAACATCGGGTTTTCTATTACCTGAAGTTTTATTTGATAGTTTATCAAACAACATCTCCATCTGTGTTCTTATTTTTATTCCTACCGGTCCTAATGTTTCGATTTGATTTAATTGTTCCAACATTTTCTTTCCTCCTATATATTTTTAATAATTCATTTTCTATTTTTATAATTTCGTCCCCATAAACTTTGGCCAATGCTGAATAAGCTTTAATTTGATCTTGGCATTTTAATTTTTCCTTGATCAACTTTTTTTGATTAGTCAGCAATGACCTGATTTTACCTTGCGCTGTATTATCTACTATTAACTTTAGATAATTCTTTTTCGATTTTTTCATATTTTAGATCTATTTCATCCAATCCTCTGTTTATACTATCCATATCAGACGTAATATCACTAAAACTTTTATTTAGAATAACACCTAATTGTATTTGATCGAATTGGATCCTTAATATCCTTCTATTTAATTCTTGATTAAAGACAAAAAGGATCACAATTGCAGCAACTAATACAAACAACAACCAAGTTGGTATTTCTATCATTTAGTTACTTTCCATAATAAATTGATAATCAGTTTCACCAGCTATTGGTGGTCTGAAATCTTTTATTATATTACCTGTTAATTTATTACAGGCTCTGTTTTTATCATCAATCCAACTTTTAGTTTCCAATATATTATCAATAACTAAATTAGGATCTTCTAAATCAAAGCCTTTTATTCCAACATAATGAAATGCTTTAGTAATACGATGTTGATGCTTTTTAAAATAATCTTCATCATATCCACCAAATTTCCGATTATTATCTCTAGGTTTTTCTGCTTTTCTTACATCAGAACCTTTTATAAATTTCCAATCGGTATCATTATTCATTTTATTTTGTAATGCTGGAATAGCTGTTACAACTTTACATCTTCCATAATGACCTGTTGTATGATTGAAATTATGTGTTGCAATTTGAGCCAAGTTTTTAAATATAGGATAACCTATACCTAATCCTTGAAAGTCAGGAAGCACAACCACTCTTCCAATATTATAACAAGCTTTTAGCTTTGGATGAGGAAAAGCATTTAAAGAGCCATAACCTACTAATGCATTATTCCAGTAATACAAATAACAATGTGGAGTATTACTAGGAAGTTCAGCAGTTAAATAGTGATGCTGTTTAAATACGCTCCAAGCACTTTTGTTGGCTTTTCTAATTTCCAAAGTGATATCTGGTCGCCTGGCCAACCTTTCCGTGCTTAAGACTCCAGTTTTGGTATCAAAGATCCAATCCGGCCTTAACCACTCAATAACATCATAATGACATCCAACCAATACGATATTTTTTAAGCTTTTTCTATCAACATATTTTCTAATGCTGTTAGATAATGCTTTGGCTACATTTCTATCAATAACAGAAGTAAATTCATCTACCACTGCTCCGGATTGTAATGCTCTGGACATATGTGCTCTAAATTTTTGTCCAGTTGATAATGTTTGATAAGGCTTAAGTTGATCAGGTATGCTATTTAAAGCAACCGCTGATAATTTTTCTGCAGCCTCATCATAAGAATTAAAATGTGAAGCAATAGCTTTATTGGGATCCCAATCAAACTCCGCTTCTTTTAATCCTAATGACTTTATTATAGATGATTTACCTGAACCACTTGGTCCAACTATCAATCCTATACCAAAGTCTTTTGGCATATCAAAACTTGGAACAGTAAAACTATTTTCTCCTGTCCAAGCAAAATCACTGGCAGAACTAATTCTATCAGTAATAGCGTCTCTTTGTACTTTACTTTTTAGTATTGTCATATTTCCTCTCTTGTTAGTTTAACACTTGATGGTTTCGACCTTCCATACATCTTTTATATATATGTGCATATTGATTTTGACCGTGTTTACTTTCAAGCCAAAAATTAATATTACCTAAAAGTGTACTGTTTTCTTTTGCTAAATGTGAACAATGCAACATATCGTCTGAAATTTCTGAAGCATTAGATGTTTCAAATTTAGATCTACCTTTTGTATCAACAACTGGTACATATTTAGAGCAACCAGTTAACAACATCACGAACATTACTGTTGGTATTATTATTTTTTTCATTTTCCTCCTTTCCAAAATTAATTAATTTATTATTTAATTTGATTGCAAGATCCCATTTACCACGTTCCCTGCATTTCATAATTAAACTTTTTAGCCTAAAAATAATATTTGTTCTATTTTTACGCTCTTGTTCTTCTTTGGCCTTTTGTTCTTTTTTCTTAGCTTCATACATTTTGGCTTTATTACCATCTTGTAAACAAGCTTTATCTTCAGGTGACATATTATCCTTTGTTAATCTTTTTTATTTGTGATAATAGTTTTTAATATTGTTGTTGTGGGGTCAAATTTATTACTACAACTTGCTAAAAATATTAACAAGCCACCTATAATAATATAATTAACCACCACACCAATTAATATTTTTTTACGACTTATCATTGTTAGCATATACCTGTTGCAATGCTAACTTATTATATAGTTGTTGTTCAAAAGTTTCATAATAATTCCAATTATCAAAAAAGTTATTAGGAATTAATTTATGTTCTTTATCACCTATTTTATAAGTAACATCCAAATGATATTCGTAACTAATCCAAGTCCGTCTAGGATTTTTCATATCCATTAAAACAACATGATTTGGACCAGCATTTTCTTCAACTAATTTACTATTTATTTCAGCAATTAGTTTTTCTTTTTCAAAGATAGGTGGAACTGGTGGTAATTCCTTATTCCTATCATACATCTTTTTTATATTAGGCTTGTACATACATGCTCCTGTTTAATTGCAAATGTAGTTTTATCATCATATTGGCTGCCTATAAGATCAGTCAATTCAGAAAAATCTTTTAAGGATCTATCTGGATAAGCTTTTACATCTTCTTTTAAAGCTTTCTGTACATAGTTTATTCTTTTATTTATTTTTTTAGACATTTTTTACTCCTCTCTGTTTTTAGTAAGGGTTTGACCTTAAAAATATTTTTTAAGATTACTCGCATATCCACCCTCAAAGCCCCCTTTCAGTTATATCCTGGTAAATCCGCGGCTAGTCAGGCGCATCATCTACAAAGGATTTAGGATTATGGCTACCTCATCAGTATCTAATCACCACATTAGATATATAGGCGATAAAATACCGCCTATTTCAGTTATTTATTTTTTTGATCTTTATAAAATTGATATGCAAATATTACAATCCATACCAATATAATTAATATTAGTTGTTTTTCACTACTCATTATTATCCTCAGATAATATTAAATAATAAAAAAGTCCAAATATCATAATTATAGGAACTTGTTCAAGTAAATGTATTACCATTTTATCCTCCATTATTTCGCATCTTAACCCCGAATGGTTTTTAGGCCACCGGGGTTAAAATTTGTTTATTATTTAAGATAATTAGGACCTGTCCAAGATACTTTATAACCTGTAACAAATATATTACCTCTTGCTTTATTAAGTGCTGGAGAATTAAAAGATGAAGCCATTAATATGTCTCCTCTTTTAAAATGTTTGAAGTCTTTTTTATTAATAAATCCCCAAACTGATTGACTACCACCTCTATCGTGTTTTATGATTTTAATGAACTTTTGTCTTGAACTATCTTTAATTTCAAAACCTTCATTAAATTCTTTGATCATATTTTCATTA